GTCAGGAACAAAAGAGCCTAGACACAGCACGTAAACGCCAAGAGCTTGAAAAGAGAACCGAGGCTTGGTGGAAAGAAGCGCTCTTTAACCGTGAACGAAGAGAGGAAGAGGCTGAGCGCAGACGCATTGAAAAACGACGTCAATTAGAGCAGGAGTATTCAAACTGGTTTAATCGCGAACTCGACAAACGCGAACGCCGAGAAGCCGATGCACGCCTAAAACAGCGCCCTCTAATTCGAAACATCGATGAAGAACGCCAAGCTCAGACACGAACTGCGGATGCTCGTCGTAAGCTGGAACTTGATTATACGGGTTGGTGGACAAGAACGCTCAATAACCGAGATCAAGCTGCTCAACGCGCTGCCGAGCAGGCGGAACGTGACGCTCATCGCGTGAGAATGCAGCAGCTTAATGAAGAGCGTAAGGCTCAAGAGCTATTGCATCGAGAGCAAATGTCTGTTGCCAAAGACCTTGCCGCAATGTACGCAAGTATCAAGATCAATCAAGGTCTAGGCGGCGCTGTACACAAAAATATGGAATTAGAGCAATCTAAATTCCGTCTATCATTGTGGAATCTTCCAAAAGAAGAACAAGAACGATTCCTTCAAAAATCCAGAGATTTAACCAAGACTGAGAAATATCTCACCAATACAGAAGCCATTGATGCCCGTCTTGACGCTATGGCTGCAATGGGTGGCAACCACGAAAAGACCATTGATGCCACATTAGCAACTGCTACCCGTGTGGCTCACATCTTACGTGCAACGGGTAATGAAACAGGTTCAAACAGCGACCTAGTGAAAAACTTGTACGGATTCGCCGAATCCCGCCAAGTCATGAACAATGTCGATGAAATTAACAAATCATTCGAGACGCTGTTAAAAATCTCCAATATTTCAAACGGCAAAATCAAAATTGCCGACGTTGAAACCATTGCGCGTAACATGGGCGGTATGCGAGCTGACGTCTCAGCCGATGGCTGGTTAAAAATCGCAGCGCTTGGTGAGCAGTTCAAGACCGCTGGTGGTGGTAACGGTGGTGGCGGGGGTATCGCAACCGTAGGTACGATGCTCAAGATGATGGGTTTATACGGTTCGGGTAAGACAATTACCAATCGTGCCGTAACCGATCTGATGGGCGCCGATATCCTCAACGAATTCAAGGACGGCGATGCTGAGAAGGCGTTCAGAGAAAACGCTAAAAATATCAAAGAATTTACCAAAATGATGAAGAACGCGGGCTTCAAGGACTTGAAGTCGATGGGCGAAGATCCGGTTAAGTTCTTCTCATCTTTACGCGGTCAGATTCTTGATTACATGATGCGTGAAGATAACTTCACCCGCTTCTTTGGTGAAGGGACCAAGCGTTGGACCTACAACCAGAAAGGTCAGATGATCAACAGCGAAGGCAAAGTTGTTGATCCGAATGAACAAAACAAAATTGAGCGCACGGGCTTTACTCGTTGGGCTTCTGGCATGGGCTGGTCAAATAAAACCGTAGACGGTTTGACCACCATGTTAGATAAACGCTTCATTGACCGCGCAAATGAAGTGGCAGAAAGCGCTAAACGTTCAGCAGAAAGTCAGCAGGCCCTAAAAGAAGCTCAAGACACATTAAAGGGTAGCACAGACAACCTAATGGCTTCATTGGGACGTTTGGCTGAATCATTTGCTCCGCTTCTACCTTTTTTAACGGGCTTCGTTAATGGTCTAACCAAAGCGGTAGACGGCATTGCAAACTTGATGAATTTGCATCCCGCAATTGCCATTGTGACAGGTCTTGGAGCTGGTTTTGGCGCCCTAACCTTAGCGACAAGTTTATTTTTTGGGAAATTAAGCCTAGTTAGTCGCCTAGTTACAACACTCCTTCCTGCATTGGGTGGCTTGGGTAAGACTGCTCAAACCTCTTCCGGTCAATTGGCTACCGCAACAAGCACTGCAAATAACTTAGGGCAGGCGGTATCAAAAATGGGCGATGGCACAAAAAATGTTGTGCCTAAAGTTTCCAATATGAGTACACGCGTCCTTGGCATTTTGGGCGGCATGTTACGCTGGGCAGGCTGGGTCGGGTTAGGACTTCTTGTAGGTCAAATGTTCATTTCTTGGCTTGATAGCGTCAACAAGAATGAAACCCCGTTAAGATCATCCTTCCAACGGTTAGTGCAAGGCTTACGGGATGACCTGATCGCAGGGTTAAAAGGTCTACATACCATCTGGAACAATGCTTTAATCCAGTTAGGCATTGATACAGAAAACGCACGCCGTAATCTCCGTGATTTGGCAAACTACAAAGGCGAAGTTTTAAAAATCCCAGTTAAAGGTGTAACGGCTGAAGAGGGCGGTGGCTTTACCTCAACACCTGCAACCCGTGAACTTGGCAAGAAAATCACCAAATTGCTTGAGAAGCGGGAGCTTGTACAAAAGGGGAAAGGCTTCTTAACGAATGCGCTTGACGGTGGCAAACAGCAATTAAAAGAAATTGACGATATGCTTGCCGGGTACAGACGCGGCATGAAATTAGGCGGGCTGGTTTATATCGAGAAAGGCCCATACGCTGGACAAGTCGTTCTTAAAAAGGACATTGAAAAGAACGCCAAGCTTCTCAAAAATAAGCAGAAGCAAGCTGCTGCCGCTAAAACTTCGTCTGCAACCTCTACAGGAAGTGTATTACCTACACCGTCAAATCTTGCCGATTATTCTGCACCGGCAATTGGTTCTGGTGGAGGCTCAACGCCTAAAGAGAAAACTGGACGAGGTTACGATCGCCAATGGAACAACCTATATCGTGCTGATGTTGAGAAAGCCTTGTTGGGCGCTCAAGACCGCGAGACTGATATTAGTGAAATTCTCGGTCAGCCTGTTGACTACCTCAAGAGAGCGAAGAACGACTTTATCGAGCGTTGGATGAGCGGAAAATGGGATGACAATAATGACCCACGCTCACGTCCATTCACGAAGGGTACATACAATCCTGATACAGGTTGGACTAAGGATCAAATTGACTGGGACGGCATGTACAAAGGTCAACATGTCAATGAGTTCCTTAACGCCCAAATGAAGAAGTTGATGGCCGATGACTACAAGGCATCAATTCAGTTTGCCGCTGAAAGATCGGCTTCAACAGATGAGGACTTTAAGAACGTCCTTGATCAATTTGTCGAGAATGACACCAAGAAATCTGATGCCTTAATGGCTTTAGAACGTCAGTTCGCCCGTTATGAAGTGCGTAATCCAATGGCACTTCAAGCAGGCGGTTATAACGACTTCAAGGACTTTGCGCTTAACCATCAGGTGGCCAAGGACACTTTATCCAAAGCTTATGAGTCTAAAAACATCAATAAACAACTCTCCATTGACCTAATGGATAGTGAAGTTGATCGACGTCAATCTTCTGCCGACTATGCGTATGATGAAGTTGCCAAGGAGATCAATGAGCAGCGTAAGGCGCTAGAAAAGCGGATTCAGATTACCAAAACCATGATGGAAAACGATGAGGCTGCCAAGAAGGAATATGCAGAACTCATCAAAGCCAAAGAGCTGGCTGAAGAGGAATTCACCAAGCGCTTAATGCTTGAAAATGAAAAGCGTGTTCGCGCCTCTGAATCCGCAACACAGCAGATGCTACGCCAATACCGTGATCTGAAAGTCGGTATTGAAAGCATTAACCAGAAGTGGACAGAAAGTGCTATCGACTCAGTTGCCGACCTCATTACAGGACGGATGAGTTTCAAGGACTTCGACTGGCGTCAAATTGGATCTGATATTTTTGCCGATTATGCAAAAGTCTTTGTAAAAGATTCAGCAAGTAAGCTAATTACCAACGTAATGGGTAACCAATCCATTTTTGATCTTGGTAAATCCTTATTGAGCGGTAAAGCTGCTGGCGGAATGGGCTGGGCATCAGACTTGCTAAATAGATGGCGCGGTTTAGGTCCTTATGCTCCGGCTGTTGACCCAAATACAGGCGAATCTACAAGTGCTGCGGTCAATACTGAAATTACTGACACTATACCGCTATTTGACAAACTACGCGCTACCTTAAATCCACTGACTCAAGGATTAAGTTCATTATGGGAAAATGTCAGCAGCGCATCACAGGGTCTTTGGACTTTTGCGTCAGATGCTATCAGCAAGGCAATTAATGCTTTGTTCCAATGGGCAACAAGCCTGTTAGCATCAAGCACAGCTTCCAGCGGCTCATCGGGCGGTAACTGGTTAGGTACATTGTTCCAAGTCGGAATGGCCGCTTATGGAGCTTACAGCGGTGCAGGAGCAGGTATTGGAGACATTAGTAGCGGTGCTTCATATCAAGTCGGCGGTGGCTTCAACAGCGCTGTAGGTTGGAGTGGTACATCACAGTTCGCCAAGGGTGGAATTTTTACCAACTCTATCGTGAATGAACCTACACCGTTTATGTTTGCCAAGGGTGGAAGTTTTGCAAACGGTCTGATGGGAGAAGCAGGGCCAGAAGCAATCATGCCGCTTACTCGCGATTCATCGGGCAGACTCGGTGTTTCCATGTTGGGAGCGGGTGACGCTTCAAACGCATGCAAAATCACGTTCAAATCCAAATCACCGTAAACAACGATGGAAGCTCTTCTACAAGCGCATCTGGCGGTGATGCTCAAGAATATAAACAAATGGCGAAGCAGGTCGAAGCCATTGTCATGAGCACCTTGGACAAACAAAGCAGACCGGGAGGAAGATTATATAAGAAATAATATAATTACCCCTTTAATATTAGTAAGCGCTTACTTATAATTAGGTGGGCGCTTAATTTCATTCTGAGTCTTATGGAATTTATTTGGAAGCCCGATTTGGGCGCTGAAAAGTCGAAAAAACCTTCCGTCTCTACGGTCAAGTTTAATGATGGCTACGAAGCCCGTATTCCAAATTCTATTAACCCAAGTTTGCGGGTATGGAACTGCACCTTTACCAACAACCTGCAAACGGCAAATGAAATTGACGAGTTTCTTAACAAAGCCAATGGCACAACCGCGTTTGATTGGATTGACCCACAAGGCAAAAAGGGCAAGTTCGTCTGCCGCGAATGGAAGATGAATCAAATCAAATTTGGTGTTTTTCAGATTACCGCAGTGCTTGAAGAGGTTTATGAATAATGGGCGAGAAAATCGCTGTAGCTGAAATTCAATCGTTGTCACCAACAGCAGAAGTTGAACTGTTTGTTATTGATACAACTAAATTTGGGGGCGATGTTATTCGTTTTTGTTCTGGCGTAAATGCGTTTCACCAACCGATCTACTGGCAGGGAGAACGCTATGACCCTTTGCCTATTGAAGCAAGTGACTTTGATGTAAGCAGTCAGGGCACTTTGCCTACGCCTAAGCTAATTCTGGCAAACGTAAGTGGCTTATTTTCGTCACTTGCGGCGGAGCTGGACAACCTTATTGGATGCAAGGTTATCCGTAAACGTACATTTGGCCGCTTCCTTGACGAAGTGAACTTTCCTAATGGAAATCCCGAAGCCGACCCAACGCAACATTTGCCAGATCAAATTTGGTTTATTGATCGAAAGGTTAATGAAAGCCGCGTTTCAATTGAATGGGAATTGGCATCAGCCTTTGATTTCCAAGGCGTTCAACTACCTTTCGGTCAGGTGACCAAGAATGCATGTCGCTGGCAGTACCGTTCGCCAGACTGCGGTTGGACAGGCGGTTATTTCACAAAGGATGACAAGCCGACAGATGACCCGAATCTTGATGCCTGCGGGAAACGGGTTAGCTCTTGTACTTGCCGATTTGGTGAAAATGCCGTTCTTCCATACGGCGCATTCCCAGGGGTGCAGCGCGTATGATCGACACACGCCTACTTAATGAAATTAAACAACATGCGATGGATTGTTATCCAAATGAAGCTTGTGGCTTTATTGTTGTCAATAAATATAAGTTAGCGCTTACTATAAAATGTCGTAACGATTCGCCGTTCCCGAAAACTCAGTTTCTTATTAATCCCGATGAGTATCTTCGCGCAGAACAGGAAGGTGAAATTGTTGGTGTATGGCATACGCATACCAATGGCAATCCGAAGCCAACCGAATCTGATTTGGCCGGCTGTGAAGTGACCAGGCTTGCCTTGGTACATGCTAATGGTCGAGAAGAAAGGGGACGAATTCCACTTTAACGATCTCGTAGAGTTTTCACCAACCGGATATGAAGCCCCATACGAAGGTCGTCCATATGTATATGGCTCTTTCGATTGCTGGACGCTTTGCCGCGACTTTTACCTACGTGAGTTTGGTATCGAACTTCGTGACTACCCGCGTGTAGAGAAGTTCTGGACCAATGAAGAAACCAATTACTTCATCAATAAGTACGAAGAAGTAGGGCTTGTCGATGTGACAAATCAGCCCCTTCAGTACGGCGACATTCTCTTCATTCAAACCGACGGAAGTGGCAACCCGAACCACGCAGCCATTTATGTCGGTACAGAAAAAATCCTTCATCACTGCGAGGGTCGTTTATCTCGCTACGACGCCTATGTCTACGGCTCCTACTGGCTTAAGCACACTGTTAAGCAAATGAGGCACAAAAGTAAATGTTAGTCGATGTTTATTTGCATGGAGAACTTGGAAAGAAATTTGGCAAAAAGTGGAGCGTTGCCGCGCGAGGTCCAAGTCACGCTTTAAGACTTATCAACGCAAATACCTCTGGTTCATTGGTCAACTGGTTGCGTGAAAAAGCAGCCAAATTCGCTCATTACCGCGTTTTATGCGAATTCCAAGATGGAACCAAGCGTCAATTATCTGATGAGGATTTTGGCTTGGTTCACGGTGAACTCAAAACCATTCGTTTTGTACCTGTGGTTGTCGGTGCAGGTGGTAATGGTGTCTTGCAAACAGTGGTCGGTGTTGTCCTTCTAGTTGCCAGTATTTGGTATCCAGCTTTATTACCAACAGCATTCGGGATGCTCGCAGGCGGTATCTCTCAATTACTTGCGCCTAAACCTAAGAAAAATGGCGAGTCCCAACGAAGAACGTCCCATTACTTCAATGGCACTGAACAGACCGAAGTTCAGGGCGGACCAATTCAGCTCATTTACGGCAGATGTCTAGTTCAGGGAACGCCTATTTCAGTCGCTATGTCGATTGACCAGTTGTTGTTTGAAGGCGAATAAGCAAGTTAATTTGGGAATGATGTATGAACGCTAAAATTAAGAAATTTGGTTTTCCTTTACCAATTGCAGGGGCTTCTGGAGGCAGCAAAAGCCCTTCCGTGCCGAGAGAAGATCCAGATAACCTTCAATCTAGCGCGTATGTAAATATCATTGATCTAATTGGCGAAGGTCAAATCGGTGGTCTGGTCGATAACGTTGACGGCGACAGTCTTACCGAAAAAGAAAAATCAATCTTTTTTGATGGAACACGCTTACGTCATACAAACGGTGAACTGAACTTCGCGAATGTGTCTTGGGCGGAACGGGTCGGTTTACAGCGACAAGACTACATCGAAGGATTTGGCGAAGGGGTAGAGACTCCTTTTTACAAAAACGTACAGCTTAAATCCGGCATCCCTAGCGCATTTACGGTTTCAAACCCGAATGCAGATCGCGTTCGCATCATTTTGGCCGTGAACTCTCTTTTGTCTACCGATCGCAGCTCCGGCGATACCTATGGCACTTCCGTAGAGTTCCAAATCAAGTTGTCGGTAAACAACGGCCCTTATGAAATCCTTGCAACTAAAAAAATCACTGGTAAAACAACATCACGTTATCAGCGTTCTTTCTCTTTCGACCTTCCAAAAAAGAAAGCTGACGGTACACCAATTACCGCTTGGTCATTCCAGATCACAAGAACAACCCCAGATTCAAATTCATCGTACCTTCAAAACACAACATTCTTCGAGAGTTACTCGGAAGTTGAATTAACCAAGTTTTCATATCCAAACGTTGCATTGGTCGCTACCCGATTCAGTTCAGAAACGTTTAGTTCAATTCCTAAACGTGAGTATCTGGTAGATGGTCTATTAATCAAGGTTCCGTCAAACCGCAATAAAGACGGGTCATACACAGGGCCTTGGGATGGTACTTTCAAGCTTGAGTCATCAAGTAACCCTGCATGGATTCTGTATGACCTGTTACTTAGCAAACGTTACGGTCTAGGCGAATACATTACGCCTGAAATGATCGACGAAAGCCGTTTGTATGTAATTGGTCAGTATTGCGATCAGCTTGTAGACGACGGTTTTGGCAACAAAGAACCGCGATACACAATTAACTGCGTTATCAATACTCGTGTTGAAGCGTATGACCTCATTGTCGATATTTGCTCGGCATTTAACGGCATGGCGTATTGGGCAGGCCATATGGTGGGCTTTACCATCGATGCGCCAGGCACTCCGCAAATGCTGTTCAACAATACCAATATTGTTGGCGATTTCTCTTATCAGGGAACTTCGAATAAAGACCGTCATTCAGTCGCGGTAGTTACATGGAATGATCCGAATGACGACTACAAACAAGTTCCAGAAGTAGTTGAAGACCCTGAACTCATTGAACGCTATGGCATTCGCAAAACAGAAGTCATGGCATTCGGGTGTACGTCACGCGGTCAAGCTGCTCGTTATGGCCGTTGGTTGCTATACAGCGAGCACCAACAGTCAGAAACAATCACATTCAATGTCGGCATTGATGCAGCTCTCCTATTGCCGGGTGATTTGATTTACGTTCAAGACCGTGACCGCGCGGGTAAACGTTTTGGTGGACGTTTACTAGATTGCACAGCCAAACAGGCAGTTCTTGATGATCTGGTTGATTTTGGGGAATTTACTGATTTGACGCTTGTGATCCGTTTAGAAGATGGGTCATTAGCAGAGCGCGTAATTGCTTCTCATACCAAAAAGACAGTAACCGTTTCTGGACACACCAAAGAAGTAACAGTGGTGGAATGGGCTGAAGCCTTGACGGTTATGCCTGTCAAATACGCTTTATGGATTATCAAAGCGGCAGAATTACAACCAGTAATCGCTCGCGTTGTAAACGTTGCTCAAGGTGAAGAAAAGGGCACTTATAACATTACTGCCGTTCCTCACAATCCTAACAAGTATCAATCTATTGAAAATGATTTGATGCTTGATGTTCCGCCGACTTCAATCTTGAACTCTCGCAATCAGGAACCTCCTGCAAGTGTCGAGATTAAGAGTGAAATTATTACCACTCAAAATGTCGCAAAAACTCGCCTCGTTATTAGCTGGAAAGAAGCGAAAAATGCAGCGCGTTATGAAGTCGAATGGAAACGCAATGATGGCAACTGGGTCAAGCTTCCACAGACCACTTCATTAAGTATTGAGGTTGAGGATGTATACGCGGGAGCCTATACAGCTCGCGTTGTTGCGTACAACCTTTTTGGCGCACGTTCTTATCCGAAGTATTCAACAAGCACCGACGTAAAAGGAAAAGTTGGCAAGCCAACTAATGTCCTTTCTTTGACAACCACGCCGTTATTGTTCGGCATGAAGCTCGATTGGGTTTATCCGGCAGGTAACTCTGACCTATCACATGTTGTCATTGAAGTGAGTGATCGGGCTGATGGTTCAAACCCTAGATTGCTCGGTAATGTTTCATATCCTACAAACACCTTGACTATTCAGGGATTACAGGGCGGTCTTGATCAATGGTACAGAACGAAAACCGTTGATAAGTCTGGCAATGAAAGTGATTGGTCGAACTTCGTTAAAGGCACGACTGGAAATGACCCAGATCAGGTACTTGATCTAATCTCTGGTCAAATTGGAGAAAGCGACCTTGCAACTGAATTACAGGGCAAGATTGAAAATTCAGTAACCGTATCTGAAGCCGCAAAGATTGTTGCTGACAACGCTCAAACGGCAGCAACAAACGCACAAACAGCAGCGACAGATGCCAAAACAGCAGCTTCCGAAGCTCAAAAAGCAGCAAGCTCTGCCCAGACACAAGCGTCATCGGCTCAACAAATCGCTAGTGAAGCAAGTGCAACAGCGGCTAACGCCAAAAATGCAGCAGACCAAGCGGTAACGGCTGCAAATCAAGCAAAAACAGCCGCAGATAATGCAGCGACAACGGCAGCTACGGCAAGTTCTACTGCATCAAAAGCTCAAACTACGGCAAACGATGCAGCCGCAGCCGCATCAAAAGTTGCTTCTGATTTAACAACCTCAACAAATCAGTTGAATAAGAAAATTGCTGATGAAACTGATGCACGCACAGTGGCAATTTCTAAACTGAATGATGGCCTGACAATTGAAACATCTCAGCGTAAGACAGAAGATGCGGCGCTGTTAAGCAATATTGAGACCTATAAGTCGAGCACAAATGGCACTTTGTCTAGTCTGCAAACGCAAATTAATACCAACGCGACAAATACAAGCGCAAATACATCAAAAATTTCTTCGCTTGACTCTCGTTTAACCACAAACGAAGGCAAAACAGCAGATGCGATTAATGCAGCGGCAACAGCTCAACAAACCGCAAGTTCAGCGGTAGACAAGGCTAATGCTGTTGCAAACTCCGTTACTGCTCTTAAATCAGAATTAAGCAGCGGAAAAGGCATTAATAACATTGTAGCTCCCTTCTCGGATCCGCAAGAACTTCCAGCTCTTGGTGGGGCGAGTCGTACCGTAGCTTTGGTGGACTCTGCGTTACGTCGAAACGGCAAGGCTTACAAAGTGTCATTCACGGCGGCGGCTCATTATGTGTATTTCGGCACCGCTCAAGCCGCTCTAGCACCATCACAAATGGCGATGCAAGTTGAAGCGGGGCGCGCTTATACATTTAGCGTTTGGTTGAAGGCTTTATCAACAGCCGTTCCGTCATTCCGTTTCAACATCCTGTGGTTTATTCGTGACCCTAGCACTGGAAACATCACAACAAATGCCGGAATCATTTTTCCACAAGGTCAAACAGATTCTTACATTGCTCCGAACGCTAACGGCCAACGATACTCATTTAGACCAGTCAACTCACCTGCAAATGCAATCGGCGCTACCGTCTATGTCGTAGGTAACCCTTCAGGGCCTTCTGCCGGCGAATACCTCATCGATATGTTGATGCTTGAAGAGTCTGTCGGTTCCGAAAAGCCTGCTTCTACGTGGACGGCGGGTCCTGCTGATCTAAATGCGATTAAGAATGCCTTAGATACAAACGCTGTAGCAATCAACAACCTAATTACACGCGTTTCGAACAACGAGGGGAAAATTACATCTCAAGGCAATTTGATCACGCAACTAAACAACAGCATTAATACGATTAATGGAACCCTTTCAAACAAAGCGGATGCTACAGCTTTAAATGCATTAACAACTCGCGTTTCTAATGCTGAGGGGCAAATTTCATCACAAGGGTCGTCAATTGTCTCTCTTCAAAACGATCTAGCATCTACCAACAAAGCCGTTTCAACCAAAGCTGACTCAAGCGCTCTCAATTCTTTGGATTCAAAAGTCTCAGAAATTGATGGCCGAGTAACAAGTAATGCCAACGCTGTTACATCTCTTCAAGGTAGTGTTTCGAGCATTGAGAAAGGACTTTCAACCAAAGCAGACGCATCTGCATTAAACAACTACTACACAAAAACTGAGGCTGATTCTGCCGCC